CAATCCCTAAAAGAAATGTATTTGAAAAAGACCCTGTTGGTTTAGCTGTTGATATATTTTGTAACATTCAAAGTTCAGGAACTGATGCAAATGCAAAGGATAATATGCAAACTTCAATAAATCTAATAAAACAGGCCCAAGAGGCTTTTAAGTAAAAAGTGTCTGTGTGGTGACGAGCAAAGCTGAGCTATTTAGAACTTTCTAAAATTGTTTTGTTGTTTTTTATAAAGTCGTAAATATTCAGCGTCGTCATCGCACACCAATTACTCAGTAGTAACTACATCTGTCTTGTGTAGTTACTACACTTTTTTTTAAATTAAATATGAGGAAATGAAAATGATAAGTAAATTGACATTGATGAGTAATGAGGAATTGGAAAAGTGGATAGAGTTAGATAGAGAGTTAAGTATTCTGGAAGTATATCGGTTACATAGAGCAAATGTGTTTAATGAATTGGTCTCCGCCAGTCTTTGAGACTGGCATTTCCAAAACAGCAAATCTTAAATACTTTGGAATGTTCAGAAAGTTGCTCTTTCTGACCTTTAGAGGCCTAATTTGGTTTTGGAAACAAGTGCAAATCCTGTGCAATACCTCAGGATTTGGGTTACAGGATAACCAATAGATTTAACAATCCTGTCCCAATGGGGTAACAGGACAGGCTTTGTTAATCGATTGGTTATACTTTATTAGAACCCTATCTGTTCACCCCCCTAGCCCCCCTCAAAGGGGGGAATATGTGGGGCTCGCTCCGCTCGCCCCAAGGACACTGAATACATTTAATAGTTGTATTAGCGATTATTGGGTTTTTGTGTGTTTTTGTGTGTAGGAACTCACACAGAAATTTTATAAATTAAAAAGGAAAAAGAGGAAGTTAATCCCCTTTCTCTCCATTCCACTAAACAATAGTGATAAACATTTAAATACTTTTAGTCCCTCTTAATAGTAGTTGAAGCATATTTCTCTTAGCTGGAAATCTTATCTATAGGGAGAGTAATATATATATATATACTCTTCTTCTTTTGGTTACTTTTCTTCTTGTCCACTGGAAATATAGGTGTTAGTGTATACATATACTTAAATAGTATATGATTTATATATAAATATGGGAAAAAAGAATGTAATGATTAGCATTGACGAAGATTTACATAAAAAATGCAAAGATAAACTTTTAAATATTTCTGGAGAAGTTGATAGTGCTTTACGAAAAAGATTAGAAATTACAAAAGTAGAGATTAACAAAGCAGAAAGATGTGAATTTTGTGGGAGAGAGGGAGTTGTAGAAACTGCTGGAAATATTAATGAAAAAGAGAATGGTTTATCTTGGCTTTATCCTGATAAAAAATGGATTTGTAACAGATGCCTCAAAAGAGCAAATAGAACTCTCGTTCCTTAAGGAAATGTTAAAATTAATTCCAAATGGAGTAACTATTTGTTTAGAAGATTTAAAAGAGATATTCAAAGATGCCAAATAAAAATTATGTAAAAGGAAGAAGAAAAGAATACGCAATAGTGAAAGCTCTAAAAGATGAAGGTTATATTATTGCTCAAAGGACTGCTGGCTCACATTCTCCAATAGATGTTTTCGCAATTAATAAAGAAAAAAAGCTCATAAAGTTCATACAAGCTAAACCAGACGACTATAAGCTCACAAATTATCTTTTAAAGCAGTGGGGATGGTTAAATGACGAATTTATAGTCAAATTTGAAGTAAGATGATACTTGACGAATGGCAAAAGGAAGTTTTAAACACTAAAGGCAATATGTGCATCTGTAGTGGCAGACAAAGTGGAAAATCTACAATTATTTCTCAAGATGCTGGAGAATACGCTACTAAAAATAGAAATAAATCTATAATGATTATTGCTTCTGTAGAAAGACAAGCATTATTACTTTTTGAAAAAGTTTTAAATTATATTTATATAAATCATAAACATTTAATAGGCACTAAAAAGAATAAGCCTACAAAGCACGAATTAAAATTAAAAAATGGCTCTATAATAAGATGCCTGCCTACAGGAGATAGTGGCTACGGAATAAGAGGCTACACAATAGACAGACTTTATGCAGATGAAGCACACTTTATAAAAGAGGCAGTTTGGCAAGCAGTTACTCCAATGCTAACAACTACAGGGGGAGACATTATTTTATTATCTACTCCATTTGGCTGTGAGGGATATTTCTATCGTTGCTTCTATGATAAAAAATTTCATTCTATCCATGTAAATACAGAAGAAGTTGCAGAACAAAGGCAAGAACCTCAAAGAACTCAAATGATGGAATTTCTTAAAGATGAAAAAGAAAGAATGACTAAACTTCAATATCAACAAGAATATTTAGGGCTTTTTGTTGGTGGAATACAAAGATTTCTTCCAGATGAATTAATAGATGCCTGTTGCACAATAGAAGAACACACTCCAATAGGAGATAAATTTCAGGGAATAGATGTTGCAAGAATGGGGGGAGATGAATGCCCAATGATTTCTTTAGATAGAATACAAAGAGAAAAATTAATTCAATTTGATTTAACAATCCCAGAGCCACAAACTCTCACAGACACAGCAAGATTAATAATTTATAAAGATAAAAAAATAAATCACAAGAAAATATATATGGACGATGGGGGCCTGGGAGTTGGAGTTTATGACATTCTTTATGATAACCCACAGACAAGAAGAAAAGTTGTCGGACTTAATAATGCCTCAAGAGAAATTGAGAAAATTATAAATAAAGGAAAAACAAAAATTAGAAAGAAAACTCTTTTAGGAGTTGATATGGCAATAAATTTAAAAACTTTGATGGAAAGAGGAAAAATAACATTATTCAATGAACCAAGAATTAAACAATCATTACGCTCTATGCAATTTGATTATAGTGAGGGAAAAATAAGAATTTATGGAAATTACTCTCATATTTTTGAAGCAATCAAAAGAGCAGCACATTGTTTAAAAGACAAAAGTTTAAATATATACATTTATTAAAAATAACATAATGGAAATCAAAGATTTAATAGATAAGATGAAAGAAGTTAGAGAAACTTACCCAGAAAGAACTTTAGATGAGATTTTAAAACTATTTAATATTCAAGCAATGCAAGAATTAACTAAAATGATATGGAGAGCATCCAATAAATAATGGCAGACGAGGGAATTTACACAAAAAACGCAGACATTCAAGCACTCGCAGGCATAAATGCAAATACAACTTCTAAAGCAACAGCTGCAACAGATGTTTATGTATTAAATGTTGAAGGAAAAATAAATGCAGCAACGCGTTATAATTGGAGTGATGCATATACAGCAGGTCTAAGTGCAGATGTTGAAGGAATACTCACAGAAACAGGAGCTGCACTTTGTGCAATGAAAGTTATAAACTCAGACATGAGCGGTTTCACTTCTCGAAGTGAGGCTCAAACAATGCTCGATGTTTTAAGAGATATTGCTATGACAAACATTTCTATTTTAAGAGACATAAAAGTTCAAACTTTTATGATAGGAGCTTAAATAATATGTCACACGACTTTAATCGTTTTCCAGAATTGACAAATCGCCAAATGGACATCTATTACTTCATGAGCCCACACAAACAAATCACAGAAGATTTTAGAGCAAAAGTTGTAAAAGTTCACGATGGGGATACAATAAGAGTAGAATGTGATTTCAGAGATTTTGATTTTCCAATAAGAATAGCTGACTTAGCTGCCCCAGAATTAAATGAAAAAGGTGGTGTTGAAAGTCAAAGCTGGCTCGAAAACAAAATTCTTAATAAAGAAGTAGATATAGAACTTACACCGCAAAGAGTAGAGAAGTGGGGAAGACTTTTAGCAAGAGTTCTTTTTACAGGAATGAGTATGGCAGAAGAAAGTATTGCAATGGGTAAAGCTATCTCATGGAAAGAGAAAATGCAAGAGGTGCGTTTATAATGGGAGTTCCACAAGTTTACAGAAAATCCTCAGAACCAGCGATTGCAAGTTATAGTTATATAGATATAGCTAATGGTTTAGGGTACCAAAAATTTTATTTAGCAACACTTGAAGATGATGATAATACTCATTATATATTAAATACAAACTCTATTTATAGTTCAGTCATTGAGTCAAATCAAATTAATACAACAGATAAAACCTTAACTTTCTCAACAAGTGATTTTAATCTTCCGAAAGTTGTTAAGGGAGAAGCTTATATCTGCATAGGTTATGAAAATAATTATGGAATTCAAACAGACGGAACTTGTGAAGTTAAAGTTCAAAAAACCAGCGGAGGCTCAACAACGGACTTATGTTCATATACAGGTTTTGATAGTTCAATATCATCAAAAAATGACGGAGTAGTGTTTTCCTTTAAATTAGATTTAACAGAAACAAACTTTAAACGAGGCGATATTTTAAAAGTTCTTATTCATTTAGATGGAGACTCAAGTGGTGGACTTCACCAAAGTGTAGGGCACGACCCTATGAATAGAGACGGCTCAAATATAACACCCTCAACTCAAAGTTCAACAACTACAGCCTCATTTATTTTAGTCCCTTTCAAAATAGATTTATAAAATGCCAGAAACAAGAATAAACTCAGCAATCGCAAGCGAAAATAAACAAGTAGATTATTCAGTAGATAGTGCAACAACCGATGGACCAACAGGACAAAAAGAGTTTGAATGGATAAATACTCACTTTGAAGAATGGTTTGGATATTACAAAAAAATCCCAGAGTTAAGTTCTGTAATAGATGCCAAAGCTACATGGACAGTTGGAAAAGGTTTTAAAGCAGACCCAGAAACAACTTTTGTTTTAGACAGTCTTCAGGGTTTTGGAAAAGACACTTTTAATACAATTTTAGAAAATATGATTAGAACTTATAATATTGGGGGAGATAGTTATTGTGAAATTATAAGAGATGAAGAAGAAAATATAATTAATCTTAAACCTTTAGACCCCTCAACAATGAAGCATGTAAGTAATAAACAGGGAATGATAATTAGATTTGAACAAATTTCTAAATTAAAATATCCACCTAAAAAATTTAAACCAAAAGAAATATTTTATCTTCCAAGAAATAGAGTAGCTGATGAAATACATGGGCAGTCTATAATAGAAAAATTAATAGATATTATTTTAAAGAAAAATGAAGCAATGGATGATTATAAAAAAGTTCTTCATAGAAATGTAGCTCCTTTATGGATATTCCATTTAGATACTGATGACCCCACAGAAATATCTAAATTTAAAACAAAATATGATAAGGCAAGAAAAGACGGAGAAAATATGTATATTCCTAAAGATGTTGTTGTGCCTGAAATGGTTTCTGTTGCTGCCAATGCTGTGATGAACCCTATAAGTTGGATAGAAAGTTTAGATGCCAAATTCTATGAAGCTGCTCAAGTGCCTAAAATCATTGTAGGTGGTGGTGGTGGATTTACAGAAGCTGCAGTGAAGATAGCTTATCTCGCATTCCAGCAAACTATAGAAGAAGAACAACTTTTCATTGAAGAACAAGTTGGTATACAATTAGGTATGGAAATAGAATTAGAATTTCCAGCGTCTTTAGAAAATGAATTATTAAGTGATAATGCAAAAGATGGTGCTCAAAATATAGATGCAAGTGAAACAACTGCAGGAGAGGGACAATAAAATGACATGGGTAAGAAAGAAAACAAAGGGAGAAAAGGAAATCACTGGAAAAAAATATCCTATTAGTAATATAAAACAAATAAAAGAAATTAAAAAAAAGAATACTCTTTCTGATAGAGATAGATTAGAACTCGCAAGAGCAAGAGCAGGTTTTGGACAAGAACATACTATGGAAGATGGAAAAATGAAAAGCACAACTAAAGAAGAAAGAAGAAAAGAAGAAGTTGAAAATATTGCTCAAAAAAGTATAGATATTGAAACAGAAAAAGAGAAAATTAGAGAAGGAGAAAAAGCAAAACAACTTCCACAATCAACTGAACAAAAAATACAAGATGTAAACCCAGAAACCAAAGAAAGATTATTAGCATTTCAAAAATCTCTCCCAGAACAATTCCAAGAACAATATATCACAGACCCAAAAGAACAAGCAGATAGATTAATTGGTATTGGTTTAATGGGTGCAGCTGCAACACCAACTAAAGTTATGGGCACAAAAATTATTTCTAAAACGAAAAATCTTTTCAAAAAAAATTCTATGGAACTTTCAAAACAGAAATTAATTAAATTTGGAAAGCTTACAGAAAGACAAGCAAACATTGCAATTAACAAATATAACAGCATGAAAGCAACAGAAGTTATAAAACAACTTTCTAAACCAAATATAGCAAAATATGCAAAAAATCTTTTAACAGGTTATGTAACTATCGCAGGAGCAGACACAATTTTCACATGGTATGCTTTAGATAATATTGCAGATGGTGGAAAGTTTATGATACCAGACGCAAAAGAAGCATTAGATTTCAAAACAAGAACACCAGCAGAAGTTATTGATTTATTTGAAGAAACAGATTTAGCTTATGATTTAGCAATAAAAAAAGTAAATCAATCTGCAAGATTAAATTTATTAACATGGGCTTCAAGAAAATTAATAGTTACAGGGGCAAATGTTAAAAGAGAACATTATTTAATGAAAAGAGATAATTTCCTTAAATCTTACGGACTAATATAATGACAACAAAAATAAAAGTTGACTGGAAAATCAGTATAACAGCGATAGTGTGTTTATCCATAATGGAAGTATGCGCTATGTTTAATGGGATTAATGGAACTATGAGAACAATCATATTTACTATGATTGCACTTATTGTTGGAGTTCAATTGCCACAATTTCCAGAACTTACAATCAAGAAACATTGAAAGGAGGTAAAATGAAATGACTGATGAAAAAGAAACAGCACAAGAAGAACCAGAAGATGCAGTTAATACAGAAGATAATGGGAGTGAGCTTCCAACAACTTCACTTATTAGCCGAGCAGACGCTGCAGCAGAAAGGCTGGAAAAAGCATTACGACAAGAGAGAGAAAACTTAAAGTTAAGAGAGGGATTAATGGCAAGAGATGCTTTAGGTGGTAGAACAGATGCTGGACAATACCCTGAAAAAGTAAGTGAAGCAGTGAAAAAAAAGCAAGGTGCAGCTAAATTCTTTCAAGGAACTGAGTTAGAAAAGGCAATATTAAATGATGAAAAAAAGTGAATGGGAAGAAGGCTTAAAAAGATTGCAAGCTATTCTTAAAGACGCTGAAGATACCCACGAGAAGTCTGAAAAAGATATAGAAGAATTGAAATTTACTATCTCAAAGTATCAAGAAAAGGTAAAATCTTTAAATTAATTAATATCCCGAATAAGTAGAAACATTTAAATAGTTGCTTTTTAATGATAGTTTATGACAGTCGCAGTATGTATTGAAACACCAACTGAATTTAGACGATATACAGTTGCAGATGGCACTGGAATACCAATCGGAACACTTCTTAAATTAACTTCAGCTAACACAGCTATAGCAAGTTCAGGAGATACTGACGCTTTTGCTGGTATTGCTTGGGAAGAAAAAACTGCAAGTGATGGTATTGTTGAAATTACAGCAGCAGTTAATGGAATATGGGATATTAAAGCAACTGCAGCAGCTATTGTTGCAGGAAATATAGTTAATATTGGTGGTGCAGATTTAATGATTCTTGCAGATGCAGCAGCAATTATTGCTGGTTCTGCTATTGGTAAAGCTTTAGAAGACGCTAATGATAATGTAGGCAGAGTAGCTGTTGGGAGATTTGTATAATGGCAGACAATGAAAGAGAGGCTGACTTAAGAAAAGAATTTATTGATACAGCAGTTAAAGCTGTTGTAAAAATAGAGGAAAAGTGGAAATCTCTTTGTGCTATTGATAGTTCTTCAGCTTGGACTGAAAGTTATTTTAGAGAAACTAATGATGACTCAACAGATGGCGGAACAGGTTCTCCAATTAAAGGAGTTCCACAATATGCTCCATTTCCATTCTTTGATGTTACAGAAACAAAGGTTAGTTCTATTATTCAAAAGTATGCAGGAGAGGCTATTATTTCTTTAGAGTCTCAACAAAATGCAACAGTTCCTATGTTACAAAGAAAGATATATAGATTAGGAAGAAAGATAGTTTATCAAATTGATGTTGCTATTGAAGAAGCAGTAGGAACAGTAACAACAGGATATGGAAATACAGTAGCTATTAGTGCTGGTAATGAATGGGACAGTGCAACTGTTGCTAACAGAGATCCGGTAAAAGATATTCTTGACGCTATTCAAACATTAAGAGTAGATGGAATTAATGCCTTAGGTGGTAATGGTTATCTTGTAGTTAATGGAACAGACTATACAAATATTATTTCAAATACTAAAGTAATAAATCACCCAACTTATGACGCTGGAATTATGAAGAACGGACAAGTAGGACATCTTTTAGGATTAACTATTCTAGTAAGTGAAACTGTTACTGCTGATAGTGCTTATGTTTTAGTAGCAAGACAAGGGATGGTATGGAAACAAGCAGAACCTTTAAAGGTTGTAACTATAACTGACCCTGGTAAAAAAACAACTATAAGAGCATGGGAAAGAGGAGTATTCCAATCACAAGCACCTAACGAGATATGTAAAATTACTAACACGAGGAAATAATTATGACAAAAGAAGGAAGATTAAAACGTGGGAAAGCAAATTATGAAGCTAAAGTATTCTTAGATAATTCTGAAACTTTGGAGTATATTTCTACATTACAAAAAGAAAAACCAAAGGAGATTAAGAATGCCAAGTCCAACAAATGAATTTCTTAATCCTAAGAGTTTAGTTCTTCCAAAAATAACAACTGCTGTGAGAGATACTTTAGTGGCTGAGATTGGAACTATTATTTATAACACAACTACTAATAAAATAAATATTTGTAAAACAGCCTCTGCAGGAGCAGGTTCTTGGGAAGCTGTAACAAGCACATAAGATGACAGCAGCAACAGTAGTTTATACAGGACCAGCAGGAGACACAGCAGCTATAATTACAGCTGTTGGAACAGACGCTTTTTCTACTTTACAATTTCTTTTATCTGCTGACGGTAGAGGATTAATAATTATTAAGCAGGGTAGTTAAATATTTAAAATTATTAATAAAAATAAATCTAAAGGGATTCTTGATGATTTTGCTGTTAGGAAGAACATTGCTACAAGTGAGGGAACTATTGAGAAAGTCCCTGTTAATGATTCTGACATTGCTAATAAGAAATATGTAGATGCCCATTCTGGGGGTGGTGGAGTAGATTGGACAATAGACCAAAGCCCATTAGTTATTAATGCTGCTAATTATGTTGATAATAATACAACCTATGTAAGTTCTGATTTTACACATGATGATTTAACTGGATATGTAGCAAATGAACATATAGATTGGACTAATGCAACTGATAATATAGTGACTACTGGAGACATTACGGGAACAAATATTTATGGAGATGGTTCTAATCTCACAAATATAGGTGCAGCAGCTGCAAGTGCTCTAACTATCTCAGGAAAGGCAGCGGAGAACATATCTGAGGGACAAGCAGTTTATATAAGTGGAGCAGTAGGTGGTAATGTTCAAGTTTCTTTATGTGATAATACAATAAATGGGAAAGGAGATGTTATTGGTTTGGCTGTCTCTACTCAAACAACTGGACAAACTATTTTAATTAGAGTGGCTGGACAATTAGATAATATTAATACTTCTGCTTGGAGTGATGGGGATAAATTATATCTATCTACTTCTGGGAATTTAGTTAATTCTGCTCCTACGACTGGGGCAATAATCCACATAGGAGATGTTGAATATTCCCACGCAATTAATGGGGATATAATGATACATATTAAAAGAACAAGAAACAGAGCAGTCCCCGCAGGACAAGACCAATTCACAAGACTTGGAGATAATGCAGGAGTAAATAAAATTTCTTATAAAGATTATGCTAACAATGAGGTTGCTGCTATAGATAGTAATGGGAATATTACAATGTCTGGCACTGTTGATGGAATAGATATAGCAACTGATGTTGCTAATAACACTACACACAGAGGATTAACAAATCCTCATATAGACTGGACAGCAGACCAAGGAGCTACTAATATTAATGCAGGAAATTATACAAATACAACCTACTCTGCAAGTGACTTCTCACATAATTCTTTAAGCGGATTAAATGATGGGGATAGTTATGAGCATATAACTCAAACTCAAAAGACTGCACTGCATACTCAAAACACAGACACTGCCTTAGGTAGTGGAGCAGTTGCAGCAGACCACGGAACTGCAGCCACAGACCAAATAATAAATGTATGCTATGGAACAGGAACTCCACCAACAGCTAACACTACAACAATAGGAACGCTGTTTGTGAAATATACAGCATGATAAGAAAAATTTGGCATTGGTTTTTTCCACGAAATAGTTTTATAGATAAATTATTTGATAAAATAAGGAAAATTTTAAAATGACTGACTATAATGAAACAGGTTTTACAGGTTCTTTAAGTTCAAATGTTACACATTATTCTTTAAATGGTGTTCAAATAAAATGTAAAGTAAGTAATAAACTTTTAAAAAGTATAACAAAATATCCAGATTGCACAGCAACAATAGCCTATCTTTATAATTCCTCTCAAAGTGATGGTGGAGCTTTAGGAACTTTAGTAGATAGTGCCTCTTTTTCAGGAGATACAGCAACTTTTAGTTCTCCTCCTGCATTAACTAACGGAGTGTGGTATTGGGTAGTTATGGATAATGATGGAAGTGGTTATATAACATACGATTCAGGTTCAGCAAGTTATCCTTATTCATCGACTAATGTAGATTTTACTTATGGTAGTTATGCTTC